ACTTGATAGTGAAGACTGGGTGCCGCATGGAGAAGTTGCTCCTGTGGGGCACAACCCCTGGCCCAACACCCGTTACAAGTGTCTGCGGCCGCAATGGAAACATCAAGCACTCACTGCCGTCAGTAGATACTTTGGCAGTGTTGAATTCAAGCGGCAGGCCATTGACTGGATGTATCAAGAGTATCACGGCATTGATGTTACTTGGGGCATGGGTGCTGATGAAATGTGCCGTCGATCAAGAACGCACATTGAGTTTACCAAAGACATGCCAGGATTTGTCAACGACATACACACTGATTATCGTCAGCTGATTGCCACAGGTATGATTTATTTCAGCGATCACGACACACCTGATCTAAGTTCCTATTTTTACACTGACCAAAATCGCAGTAATCCCACCCGCATGACCACTGCGTTTGGCGACGGCTGGTGGCACATGAACAACTACGATACCTGGCACGAAGGATGGAATCGTACTGATCAAGTGCGCTACAGTGGCTTGTTAGGCCTAACTATCTACACAGCCGACTTGCCCGAAGACGATCCACAGTTTCCGCATTGACGATTGCATATAATCAACCGTCCTTGATCAAACTCAGGGATGGTCCATGTTTTTTCAATCTCTTCAAACCATGCAATGCATTCTGCCAGACTGTGTTCTAATGCATTGTTTTTTTCTATCATGTGACTAAACTGTTTGTTTACAGCTTGGTGCCAACCTCCGCGACCAAAGGTCTTGGGTTCAAACCCAAGGTAACAGCAAGGATACACATCGCCAGTGCTAGCAACATACACTGATTTTTGTTTCTGAACCTGACAACTGATGGGTTGAGGAATGTGATTATCAGCAATATCTTCTAATAGAATCTCTCCATTGAGTCTAACATCACGCATTTTTTCAAAATCTATTTCGCCAAACTCTTTCAACGGATCACCAATGGTATGAGTAAGTTTTCCATCTTTATCAAACACCGGACTGTTGATTCGATCTCCTCTAGTTAACATAAATCTTGAAAATCCCAACTGTTGGCTCAGTTGCTGTGCTTCTGCTTGCTGATGTTTATTATGGTCAAACTCAATCATACGCCACACCGCACGGCCGCCTGCGGCAATAAATGTTCGGGCGTTTTGTATTACTGTAGAGTACAAGGTATTCTGTCGATACAAATGGTGTGTGTCTTCTAGTCCATCAATGCAAAAATATACTTCTGTGTTTAGTCTAGCAAGATCTTGCCAGAATTTTTTATTTCTAGCACCACCGTTGGTGCTGATCATGACATGAAGTTTTGGATTGTGTTTTTTAAAATATTCAATTATATCAACAGTTTCAGGATTCATGACTGCATCTCCAAAGTTGCCGTTGATATACAGTTCGTCTAACTGTTTTATAAAGTCAGGCGGGAATATGATCTGTGCTTCAGACAAAGCCAAGTCGCGTTCAGTAAACCCATTGTTATAAGGGTATCCAAAAAAACTTCTAGGGCATAGTGGACAGTTAGCATTGCACCTACTGGAAATTTCTAGGTGCACATGTCGTATTTGATCAAAATCATACATAATCAAATAGAGCGTAAACGCTGTAACGGGTTTGATTTAGAGGTACTGGGTGTTTCATCTTGTGCGGCAACTTATTTCTGTTGTTCATAATGTATCCAGTATTTAATTCAAACGGAATCTCGATTGTGTCAAACCAGGTGCCTGTATTTGACATCCCTGTACTGAGATAAATTTGCATGGCTGCCTTGACTCGATCATTGTCCACATGATTGCGTATGCAATACGGGTGCTGATCTCGCCAGATTGATACATTTGTGAATTTTAATCCAAATTTTGAAAAATCAAGGTGGTTAATTAACTCCCATGTGTAATCTACCAGTCCGTCAGACTCCCATTGTAAGGAGCGTCGTGGCTGAGTTTCTTGCAGATCCAGTATTTGCCATTTGGTTTGTGTTGGCAAACTTGTTAACACGTACTCAAGTTCAGATTCTGAAAATATATTTTTAATGTGATACAGATCAGATTTTAACAATGTTGCAGAGTCTAACGCATGTTGATTCATAATTTAAAATGGAATGTATGAATTACTAGACAAAGACCAAATTAGATTCTTCTCTGGTGGGCTGTCCAATAACAAAATAAATTTGTCAACCATGGCTGTGTACGATTCAGCAGAGTCCATGTGTCCAGGATGTAATAATTTAATATTGTGCCCGTCAAAGTTTTTTTTATAACAAACAAAATTCAGCAACATTTTTTCTGTGCTGTAATGAATGTATAAATTGTTTTTACTACCGCCATATGTACCAAGACCGCTGGTAAACACCCAAGCTGTTTTGTATTGAACTGTATCTAACAGTTTGGACACACTGTCGGCCACAATGCCAGCTTGACCAAAGGTTGTTGCATTTCCTTTGGTCAATACAATTAAGTTGTCAACGGACATGTTATCAAACTGAACAAAATTTGGTTGTAATAAATCAAATTGATGTCTGTTTAGATAAATGCCCGGTAACTTGTGTTCTAGCATTTTACCAAATTTGCTGGAACTGCCTAACACAAGATTGTTCATCCAGTTTTAATCTTTCCCAGTAACTGTTTGAGTTTGGCACTTTGTACGTCAGCTGTGACTTTTTCTGCTGCTTCAGGTTTTAATTCTTTACCACCTGACTGATACTCCCAAGCATGAGTTCCTGTGGGCTTTTCCCACTTGGTAGATGTTGTGCCAGTTGACTCAGCATCAGCCAATTTGACTTGACTACGAGCTTTGATACTATCCATTAGTGAACTTTGCGGCTTATTATAGCCTGTGCCTTCATCGCCGCCTTCGTCTGTAATGCGCATGGTTTCAATGTTGTATTCCAGGTCAATCTTTTGTCCAACACCTGTTGAACTACGACTTTTCATACACTGGATCTGATACTTGCCACGTTCTTTCATGGCGCGACTTGTAAAGATACCAAACACGTTGTCAGCAGTGTTGATCTTACTAATACCACCTGAAATGTGCGAGTGATCAAACTCAATCTCTTCCACGGCACTACGATTCAATTGCGATGCTGTGACCATTAACACTCCCAGTTCCTTGGCCAAGTTACGCAGTTCCTCACTCACATACTTGTCTTTAACAAACAAGTCGTTGGGACTGACCTTTGCACTCACTGGCATCAGCAAGTCTAAATAGTCAATCATCATAAAGTCTACCTTGATTCCAGTTTGGATCTGTACTTCTTTAATGTAACTTCTAATGTCATTGATGTTGCTTTGTGCCGGCAATCCTTTCACACGATACTGCCCAGACTTCTTACCCACAAGCATGACCTTCATTGTGGTTGTGTCAATGTCCTTGCGAATGTCCTTGGTACTCATCTGCGTTAACATAGCATCTGTACGCAAACTGGTGAGCTCTTCACTAAGTTCTAGCGTAATGTACACACCACTTAGTCCCTGTTGCAGCCAGTTTAGAGCAATGTTCATCATGACCAAGGATTTACCCGAGCCTGATCCACCTGCAAAGATGTTGAGTTCGCCACGACTAAATCCACCATACAGCAGTCGATCCAGTTGTGGCCAGCCTGTTGATACTTGTCCACCCGAGTTGAAATACTTGTTGATACGTGCCGCAGGGTCAGCAAAGTAGTCTGTGCCCATGTCTTTGGTTAGCGATATTTGTACTGCATCCTTGATTAGTTTTTCAATAGGATCAAAGTCGCCAGCCTCTAATAGATCTGCTGCCTTTAATACAGCACGTTCAATTTCTTGTCGTTTAGTAAACGATTCAAACTCGCCCATAAACCAATCAAAGTGCCCTTCGTTCAAGTCAGGCACAGGTTGTAATTTGATTCCTGTGGTAGCACTAATTTGCAGACGGTCTGGCATGGTCTTGTGCTTGTCTGAATGTTCTTTAATAAACTCGGCCGCTGGCCTTAGGCTTTTATCAAAGTTTTCTGGTTTGTAAATGTTAGCAACACGCACATACGCTGTGGCGTCTTCCAACATCATTTCTAAAAATAGTTTTTGGACTTCAAGTCCGTAATCTTTTAGCAAGTTGTTTCTTCCTTATTTCTATCTTGATTTTACTTGTTTCTCTTGATTGCATTATAGTCAGCAAGGTACCAAGTCGACCCAACTCTACCACAGCATCGTTTATATCTTTAACGTGCGCAGGCCAGTTGGGTATGCTCACAGCCCATCCTAGTTCTACAGCACGATCAATTAGTTCTAGGCCAGCCACATCTTGGTCTGGCACTACTGTTATTTGTTTTCCTAGACTGCGTATGAGTCTAGCCTGTCCATCGCTGATGGTGTTGTGCATCACGGCAAGGCCTCCAATGCTGAGTGCATCAAAGATACCTTCCATTACTAACGCATGGTCCCAGGCTTTGTTTTGTAGATCTGTGCCAAACACGTAGTTAGGTTGGCTGTCGGATATGTACTTAGGCGTTTTGTTGTCGAGAAATCTACATGTATAACCCACAATCTGGTCATTGTGGGTAAATGGAATTATCACATGTGGTCTGGTCCAGTGGATGCCATCGTTTTGTATCTGCACCATGACAGGAAAGTCTTCTGGAACCTTCCTTGAACGCACATAGTCTCTGTAGTTGCCTTCATCAGTTAGCAGTTCCGCAAACGGTGGCAGGTCACGTTCTTCAAACTCAATTGCGCTTAGTGTGTTGAATATCTTCTGCCGATCTTCTAATATGCCATTAATGCTTTTATGGCGTAGACTTTCTAAATTAAGATAATCAATGTCTGCGTCTGCAACACCGAGCCAGGTTAAGAGCCTGCGGGCCTTAAAGCTCACTGAGCGGCCAAGGATAAAGCTGGCGGTGTATCCACAGTTGAAGCAGTGATAACTCCAACCTTGTTCGGTGGCCTTTAGACCACCACGTTGTCTTTTGTCTGGACTGTTGCCGTTGTGCCCGCAACAAACCGCATTGAAGCTGATCCATCCTGATGGAGTGTGTTTGCGTTTGCCGGGTAAGTAGGAGACAATGTCTAGCATCTGTTTAGTATAACAGATTACTTAACACAAGTCAATTAACGATACATCAAATTGGTAACAGTACCGTTGTTTATGACAACACTGGCGTAGACAGGATTACCAAATGTAACTGGCAAATAACCCGAACCACCATCTGTCACTGTGATTGGTCCGCATCCACCATCAGCACCCAGAGTGGCCGTGGCCTTGGCTCCTGCACCGTTGCCCACAATCAACACATTTGGAGGAGCAACGTAATAGTAGCCAGGATTGTTCACAGTGATTCCTGTGACCACACCATTCACCACTGTGGCAGTGGCAGTAGCACCCCAGCCCTGGCTTTGATTAAATGCCACTCGTATTAGTGGATGGAACCCCGCCACGTTGAGATAAATGGTTTCTGTGGCATTTAGATACGAAGTAGATGTGGTTACATCATACCAAGGTGCTTCATAGTCCTGTGCGCCTTGTGCTTTGATCGTGCCAGTAAAATGTGTTAGATCCATTTTGACTGTGGTCAAGCTAGCACCCACAGTGGGAATTTGGCTGGAATAGAATTCTGTAGTTTGAGTATAGTTAATAGGTTGCGGATTCAATGCCCAATCAGGCCAACCACTAGGCGGATTCTGTGGCCAACTCATAGGGCCGTAAATTGTGGGAATGGTCAAGTTAGCACTGTCTTGGAACTGCGGCAACACTGAGTCTACGATGTTGCAGTCTGCTCGTGCTTGTGAGTTTGCATCTGTGTACACAGCTTGAACATAGTTGCCCGATGTGCGTTGAATACTGTAGCTGGCAGGCTGTGCTATCAAATCAATAGTGTCCTCGCCTGTTAGCACTACTTTGACTCTGCCAGTTGCGGCACTGAGTATTTCCATCTCTTTACTGAGCAGTAATTCATCGCCATTTTGACTGATCATACGAAACACAAATGTGCTGCCTGTGACGTTTACAGGCTTCTGATCTTGGTTGATAAATTCAAAGAGTAGAACATTATCTACACCTTTGTTAACGGTTAATTGTTTTGCGTACACTGGGTCGTACCTCGCTGTGAAATAGCCACCACTGGTGTCAATCAATAATACTCTGGTAATTTGCTGATATAAGTAAGCAGTGGTTGAATACATAGGATCCTCGACAAGTATTTATGGGTAACAATATTTTTGAAAAACTCACGGAAAAGTATCCGTTTGTTACGCTTTGCGTTTATGCCAACACCGAGTATGTTGGAGTGGTACAAAACAGAGACGACGCTGTTACAACTATCTACGACTTTGGTAGTGTGTTACTACAAGAGGATAAACTGCAGTTTTTAGAGCTAGCTACTACCTGGTGGTGGGAAAGCAACCGTAGTGTACCTATAAACATATTCCTGCGAGGAGATTGGGACAAATTCCGCTACACTCTACGAACATTTGTCAACAAAGATTTAGAAATCATACACGGGCCTGCATGCAGCCTGTTGGACATTGCTCGCAAGAAAATCAAGAGAAAAAGCATAACATTGGTCAGAAAATTAGATTAACATGAGTACGTGTGATAATTTAAGAGTTTCTAAAATTATAATAACTGCTGGTAGTGCAGGAGCAAGAAAAGACTTTGTTTGTGGGTGGCTTGGCCTGTGCAACGGGAGTGTGAGAACTCCGTGGATCATTGATCCATTGATAGGATACAGTAGGATTAACACTGCTCAATGGTCGGTCTCTTTATTACTTGATAGTATTGATTGTGGTGACTTAATCATCGATCCAACTGTTAATCGTACGTTAGCAATATCGTGTCACATCGACAATGATATTAGTACTAGTGATAGCAACATAAACAGATTAGCCAAATTAGTTGATTCAGGAATCTTAACAATAGCTGGGATTGATTTGAGCCGTGCAGACATGGAACAATATCATTGGGATCGATTGGTCAAAGTACATTTGTGTGTTGGCATGGAATACAACAACCATTTTCGACAACATAAAATTGAATATGTTGGGAATCTATTTGATACTTCAGAATTTGTAACCAACAACTACGCTATTGAATATATCAACAATAAAATTGAAATAGCAATAAGTGATCAACAATTACCGGATAACAGTCAACTAAATTACTTGATGTTTTATAAAAAGTTGGCACCTCTACTGCCAATTGACCTTGACTATGCAGAACTTTTCAAACCAGGTGGTAGCCATTATCTATGCAAGATGCTAGGAACTACAGCACAAAAAAGAGCACATGACTATTGGAATGCCATGCTTCCATTTATCAATGCACCCGAGTCTGTTGATGCATTTGGAACACACTGGGATCGGTCAATGATTGTTAATTAAATTCATGTGTAATGCGACCAAGGCTGCATAACTTACAGCATGTGACTTTTTAAACGTGTATCCTTGTGAGTCGTCGCCGTCCCATACTGTAGCAAACACATCCGCCCAGGGTTGATTCTGCAAGTGTGCTTTACCTGGTCTAATAATAGAGATAAACGCTGCCATCTGTGGTATAGTTGATGGGCGCATGTTCTTCAACAAGTCTGTGTAATTTCCCACGTGAACCAACTGCTTGGACCAGTTGGTATCTTGCCATAATCTATCCCAAGGTGGTGTTGCTGCCAACATCTCTTGATAATGTTTGGGACCTTGCACCAACTTGTACACATTCATATTCAAGAAGTCTATCTT